GCTGAAGCTGGTGATGTTTACTACAACAGCAGCAGCAACAAGCTGAAGTGCTACAACGGAACCACTTGGAACGACCTCTTCTAATCCCACCATGCCCACCCTCTCTTGGATCATCGAACGCCTGCTGGTCAAGCCGACCGAAGGCTCGCTCACCGATGTCGTCATCACCGCCGACTGGCGTTGCAACGGCACCGAAACCACCGGCTCTGGCGACACCGAGAAGACCTACAGCGGCACCTGCTACGGCTCCTGCTCGTTCGCTCCGCCGACCGAGAACTTCACGCCCTACGACCAGCTCACCGAGCAGCAGGTCTTGAACTGGTGCTGGGAAAACGGCGTGGACAAGACCGCCATCGAAGCCAACGTCTCGCTCCAGATTGCCAACCAGATCAACCCGCCGGTTGTGGTGCTGCCGCTGCCGTGGGTGCCGCCAGTTCCGCCGCCGGAAATTGTTGCGAACGAGCCGATTGTTTCCGATGCTCCGGCGGCATGATTAAAATCGAACTCACTTCCGAACAGGCTAACAACCTCCTCGCTCTCATCGACATCGCCATCAAGGCTGGCGGCTTTCAGAATGCTAAGGTCGGCGTTCCTCTCGCTGATCTGATTCTGGAAGCCGCCAAGGGACAGCAGAACCCAACCGCCAGCTAATCATCAGGCCATGACCGATTCCCACTTCCTACGAGATATTTCTGTCGCAGCTAGTGGGCCACTCATCGGCATCGTTGGCAGCACGATGTTTTCTGATCCGAATCTCAAGAAAGCATCGCTTGTTCTCGGCGTAATCGCGGCCTTCCTCGCTTGCGTTGCGAAGGCCATCGACATCTACAATAAATTCAAATGAACCCCACCGCAGCCTCTCTCGTCCGCCACCTCCTGACCGCTGCTGGCGGTTTCATCGTCGCCAAGGGTCTTGCGAGTGCGGACCAGATTGCGGAGCTTTCAGGTGCGGTTGTCGCCATCATCGGCGTCACCCTCTCCATCCTGAAGAACCGCAAGAAGCCCGAAGCGTGAACTGGCTGGCCGACCTAGTGATGAAGCTGGTCATCTGGCTTCACTCGCTCACGACCAAGGACACGCCAAGCGAAGATGCCAAGAAGCAACCAGAGCTTAAGCGCGGCCTTCTTGATCGTGTCCGCGAGCATGAGCGTGAGCTGCGCGAGTAGGGTCATCTACGTTCCTCATGGCGAGCCGGTCAGGCTTGCAGAGGATGTGAAAGCGAAAGTATGGATTCTGGATGCGAGTGGTAAGCCCGTTCGCAGCAAGAACCGAATCGTCATTCACGAAGGTTGGTACGCTCTTCCAAAGGAATGAAAAAGAACGTCCCAACAAACAAGTCGCTCTACAGCAAGATGAAGGCGGCTGCTAAGGCCAAGTTCGACGTTTATCCAAGTGCTTACGCCAACGGTTGGCTCGTTCGCGAGTACAAGCGGCGTGGCGGCAAATACAAGGTGGTCGATGCCAAGTAATAAGCCACAAGGAGGACTTGGCCGATGGTTTGCCGAGAAATGGGTGGACATCAAAACCGGTAAGCCATGCGGTCGTCAGGAGGGCGAGGAACGCGCCGGTTACCCCGCTTGCAGGCCAACCAAGCGCATCAGCGAGAAGACTCCCAAGACTCTTGGCGAGATGAGCAGCGCGGAAAAGGCTAGGTTCAAGCGCGAGAAAACCAGCTTCCAGAAGATCGGCTACCAGCATAGGATGCGGAAGAAGAAGGAAAAAGCATGAGCTACAATGCACCATACAAAGGCACTCCTCCCGTCTCACGACCAAACGGAAGCGGGCCTTACAAACAGTCGCCGCCACCGAAACCCCCGGTGAAGCCTAAGCCGGGGCCGGTTCCAAGCGGAAGCGGTCCGTATCGTAAATGATTCAAACGAAAAGCCCCCGGTGGTAATCGAAACCATCGGGGGCTAATTGTTTTGCAATCAATACCTCAGCGTCCCAACGATTTCATCACGCTGGCGACGAAGTCCTCGCTCTTGGCGGCATTCGTATTGGCAGACTTGAAGCCGGGGTTGGTGGCTTTCGAAGTCACTCCCGGCTCGCTTCCACGATACTTGGCCAACTCAGCCTGAAGCCGCTTGTTCACCTCAACCTGAGCGTAGAGAAGCTCACGGTATTTCGGCGCAGCCGCAGCCCATAGAGCGGCCTTCGCAAGATCCTCTTCGCTGTTCTCACCGTTGAAGATTTGCTGGGCGAGACTCAGCCGCTGGTTCAGCTCGCTGTTCCATTCCTCGTCGTTCTCTCGCGGTTCGAAAATCTCCAGCGCGCGCGCATTCTCGCTGACCTTCTGCCAAGTCTTGGTTGCCTGCTCCAATGCAGCCTTGGTGCCTTCCTCGTTGTCCTGCTGGTACTTCGAGATGATGGCGTCGTAATCGGATTTCGCCTCGGCAATCTCGGCAGATTTCTCAGCGTTGATTTCATCGTAGCGAACGATGAGTGCGCCGAGCTTGGCCTTCTTGGCTGGCGAAAGACCGTCAACAATGTCGTCGATCTGCGAGTTGCGGTAATCGCTCTCAGGCGATTTTAGCAGGCCAACGAGCCGTTCGCCATCGGTGCCAACAAGAGTCTTCACAGACTCGAAGACGCCATTGATTCGGCCCTCGTACTTCTTGATGAACTCAGGGTGACGTTCGACATCGAGAAGGCGGACACGCTCGGAAAGAGCGTCACGCTCCTCCTGCAACGCCTTGAGCTGCGCGTCGTAATCGGGATTCGTGGCTTTGCCAGCCTTCAACTCGTCAAGCTGCTTGGCGAGCTGGGCCTTCTCTTCCTTGATCTTGCGGAACGCATCAGCCGCTTTCGTGGACTTGATGGTGTCAGGAATGTCGGCGTCAGCCTCCGAAGACTCCTCGGCAACAGGAGCGGACTTCTTCGATGAGAACATCCTTTCGATGTCCTTCTCGGCCTTGCTGAGGTTGGTATTCGAATCCTTCGGTTCCGGCTTCTTTGCCGTCTCGGTCTTCTTGGGCTGCTCAGTCTTCTTTGGTTCCTCGGTGACGGGAGCGGCAACGCCCTCTTCAGGCTCGACTCCCATGCGATTGAATGCGTCCAGAATTGAGTTCGAGAACTCCGGCTGCGAGCCGGGATTCACAAGCGGAGAGTTCAACGGTTCATCCATAATTGGTTAGTATTGTTTTTCGAATGTAGCTTCGGGTTCTTTGACGGTTTCAGTCACGGACAATTTTCGAAGGTTCTCAAGACAGTGAGCGTAACCAGCGGTTACTCCTGCTGCAAAAATGATGTCCGTTTCATTGCTGCCATGAGCAGGCATCGGAACGGGCATCGATTCGGCAACGATTCGCAATGCCATTCGAAGGATCGGGTTGCGAAGAATGGTGGCCAACTCAGCACTCTCACCGCTTGTCATCCATGCCGCGAGATTAACCTCCGGCAGGTTCATCAAGTCGCTCTTCGGGGTCTTGCTCAAGCCTCTTAGCCAGTTCATTTTGTTTGTTCTTCTTTGGTTTCTTCTGTTTGTGGAATTTTGGAATCGGGTCCAGAACCTCGATGACACGGTCAGGAACATCCTTCTTCACGACATCGCGGCTTTGGCGCACGACCTTCGTGATGTCCAGCATGTCGGAGAGCGGAATCTTGATGTAACCGCAGTCCACATCATTGATGCCGTACGAGACAACGAATTGGTTCTTGTTGGAATCGAAGAATGCTCCGCACGGGAACACGACCGCAGGAAGTCCCGGCCACCAGTCCTGCTGATTGGTTCCGGTCAGGATCGGCAACGTCGTCATGCGGACGATGCGGAACGGAGCTTTCATCTCGAAAGCGTATGCCCCCATGTAATATCGACGCTTGCCATTGATCCACGGCAGCGAGCTGTGGAAGAAGGTCCAGTACAAGCCGTCGGCCATGATGGGGTTGGAGCCGCCGCGCACTTCGCCAAACTTCCAGAGTGGATTGAACTCTTCGGTGACGTATTCCTGCTCCTTTTCAAGGCGTCCATTCAGGCGTACAACGACATGCGGGTTGGCCGAATACACCATGTGTGGCGCGTTGTCGTGGACGAAGTAGAGCCAGTTCTTTTCATGGCCATCGTTCGTCATCGCCTGCGCGTAGTTGTTCCCGTAAATCGGGTCGAACCGCGCCACGTTGAAGAACTGCTTGTCCAAAAGGAACATCCCCTGATGGGCGTAGCTCTTGAATGGGATAAATGTGCAGCAGCTCAGGCCGAACTTGTCTCCGAACTTGACGACGCGAGGGTCTTCGAACTGCTCGTTTTCAAACTGAGACGTTAGCTGGATTAACGCCTTCTTTGTGGCACGAAGATCCTTCGAAAGCTCGAAGCAAACGATGTCGTTCTTCTCAAGATAAACCTCCTCATCCTTCTCCCGCTTGTTCCGGCAGCGACGGGCGAACAACAGGATCTGACCATTCGGCTCCATCGTGATGGCCGGATTGAAGTAGTAGGTTCCGACCTCTTCAGGCAGCACGATCTTTCCAACTTCCCAATCGACTTGATCGGCCAGCAGAGGGACATCGTTCTTTGCGTAACTCATCAGGAATTCAGTCGCGAATTTGGTTTCATCGTACAGAGCAAGCCAATGGTCACGCTCCTCACGGACTAAAGTCAGATGCTCCTCATGTTCTTTGGTTCGAATCTCAAGCGTTTTGCGAAGCTCTTCGATCTGCATGAGCAAATCGGCATGGCCATCTCCACCGTTTGCAAACCGCTTTAATGCTTTGAGTGACAGTTCACGGATGATGTCTTTCATTTTTTTCTAAACACGCGCGTTTTTCCATTCTCAAGATACATTACATGCTCGTACTTCTTCAAAGCCAACGTCTGGCAAAGTTGCATTTCGTTCCAATTCGCGTCATCCATGATGAATAGACCTCCGGTCTTTATTTTCGGAGTCCAAGCAATCAAGTCGCGCGAAGAATCCCACTCCGTATGCGCCCCATCCAAATGAAGGATGTCGATGCTTTCATCTGAAAAATCAAACGAAGCATCAAGAGATGTCTTCCTGATGATCGACATGTTTTCATCAAGACCCCTAGCTTTGAAGTTTTCCTTAAAATCTATGGCGATTTTGTCCAGCTCCTCTTGGCTTGAGCCAAGGTTTGCGTTGTAACCGTTTTCAGCCATCGCGACTGCGCTCCACGGATCGATGGCAACAACTTTTGTATTGGTAATCAATGAAGCGGCGCAAAAACTCGAAAGACTAAGGCCAAGCCAAACGCCCACTTCGACCACAAGCGACGGCTTTGTTTCCAAAACAACGTCGAACATGTATCTACTCTTATCTTCGTAAGTCCATCCGTGAACGGTATCTCTGATTTCAAGGACTTTGTTCCAAGCCGATGTTTGATCGATTTGTTGCATATTAAGGGTGAAGGTTTGATTTTTCTTGGGTAGCTAATCTTGGTAGAATTCCGTAAAAATTCATCCTTGGAATTGAATCCAAAACCATCTGGATATCGATGGGTGCCCAGACTTTTTGATTTGTTTCGAGCAGCTTGCAAACACCTTCGTAATTTACGAGATAGCAATGGGTACACATACCCTGAGTTAACTTGTAAAGGTTTGCTCCGACATGCCGATGTAGGGCGACATCGTCCGTGCAGCAGCTTCCGATGTACACGACATGCCAATCGTCAGGAAGAACGGCCAAGTTTTCTGACAAAACACTTTTCCAATCGCTGCGCGTGAACTCGACATCGTCCTCGACGACGAGGAACACACGATGCGGGGTGATGGCCGACTCGACCATCCACTTGATGGACGCCCAGATGTTGAAGTGGCTGAGTCCAGCCACAATCGTTTTGGAGCTTATCTTCTCCTTCTCGCGACTCTTGTAGTAGTCCGTGGAAATTCCGCAGTTGTTCGCGCGAAAACCGTAGATCGGGACAGCGTTGATTCCGAACGACCGGGTGTACCTGATGCCCCTTTGCTCCATGTCACTCCCCGGCTTCGACACCATGAATGTCGGGGTTGATTCAATGTTGAGGGTCATCTGTTTGGCAGGATGTAGATGATTCCGCGCATCGCACCCGTCGCCCTCGAAGGGTGATTGTAATAATAACTGTACCCAAACTTTTGGGTCAGAGTTTTAGCGCGATAAATGGCGTCCAGCTTTGGCTTGATGTAGTCGAAACAGAAGTCGTGTCCGTTGTAAGAGTCGTATCCAAGCCTCCCGGTCGGTTCCTTGAAATCGTGAATTGCAATGACCGGATGCAGATCATATCGGTTGATTGCCTCAAGCTCATCAAGCAATGGGCAGTAGTCATTCCAATGGGCATCCAGAAAGAAGATGGTGTCGTGGCCAACCCCGTTGTGCGGGATGAACCAGTTCATGCAGGCATCGCTGCTGCCTTCGAACATCTCCACATGGACCTTCGAATCAGCAAACTTTTGGCGAGCGTGAACAACGCGATTGTGGTCAAGTTCGCATGAAACCGTTTTCAGGAAATTCTTGGCAAGCCACACAGTCGTGTCGCCTTCAAACGTCCCGGTTTCAACCGCTGTCGTAAGCTCGAAGCGTTCCTTGAGGTAAAGGAACTCCTGCTCGATAAATGTGTCTCCGTTGAAAGGCTCACCCATATTTTATTCCGCCAAATAATTGTCTTCTTGATCCGCAACGCGCGGAAAAATTGTGAAGCACTTTAGTTTTTCCCGGCTTTTGAAATACATCTGAAGATCGATTGGAGCGTAAATCTCCTCGTTGGTTTCGATCAGCGTTTCGAGTGCCTTCTTTCGAACGATGTAGCAATGGGTACAAAGCGGCATTCCCTCAAACAGATTCGAATCCAGTTCGCGCCCCATCCTTCCTCTTGCACAGCATGAACCGGGATACAAGATGTCCCAATCTTCAGGTAATTTCGTCAGCGCGCGTTCAATGGTTTCGCGCCAATGCGGCTTAAAAATCACATCATCCTCAAGCACCATCACCATTTCTTGAGTCGAAGGCTCGAAATCCAATGCGTTCCAAAGCATCCAATGGGACATTGTGCATCCGACATGCTTGGCTCCGATCAAATAGCCCGACCCCGGACTATCAACTTCGTATGGAATGCTCGCTTTTAAGCCTGATTTTGCGCCGTTTAATCCATTGAAGATGCGATAGTCAACGATTCCGGCAGACTTCAGGTTCTCTTGAAGACGATTTATGCGCGATGACCCGCGCATGGCGATAACAACCGTTTGCACGGGTTACTTATCCTTTCGATAGATTGCGAAACAGCTCTCAGCCAAGTCATGCCGAGAAACAAAAGAACAACGCTTCAGAACGAACTTGATTGCAGTCTGCGTCGATTCCCAATTCACATCGTCCATCACTAGGTAGCCTCCAACCTTCAGCTTCGGAAGCCAGTTGACGACATCGCTGGTGGACGGCCATTCAGCGTGGTTCGCATCGATATGAACCATGTCCATGTCAGGGAGAAATCGCGAGGCATCCCAAGATGACATGCGGCAGAACTGGATGTGCTTCACGACATCGGCCCGCACCGTGTGGGCAACGAAGTTCGCGTAGTGCTGGTCAAGATCCAGCTTGGACCACCATTCTTGATTGGCGTTCGATTCGTCGTCGATGCAGTCCTCGCGCTTCCACGAATCAATGGCGTAAATGATTCCGTGGCCATTGAGCTTGCAGGCGTGGGCCATCGAAAGCGTTGACTTGCCCTCAAAAACTCCAACCTCAGCGATTTTCAGCGGACGTTCACGCAAGACAAGATTGGCAAGCTCGATTCCTTTACGCGGGTCACACCAACCTCCCATTTTCGGAAAGTTGTCCCTGATAAAATTCTCGACGCTTTCTTGGTGTGTCATTGACGCAGCAGTTGGGCTTCCGCAGTTGCATTCGCGCGCTGGATGTCAGCGGTGGTCTTCGCATTCCGGCGAGCCAAGTCGGCCATCGCCTTCGTGTTCTGACGCTGGATATTTGCCGCAGTCTCGGCGTTCTGGCGAGCGATTTTTGCCTGAATCTCCGCATTCATCACCGCCGTCTTCGGATCAACACCCTGCTGAATCGCCGCAGCCTGCTGCATCTGCATCTGCGCCTGCTGCTGCTCGGCAATGAATCCAGAAAGCTGCTGCACCGTATCCGAAAGAATCTGGAGCTGCTGCCGGTACGCTTCCACCTCGTTGCGGCGAGTCGGATCAGTCGAGAGCCTGAGCAGGTGGTCCTGCACATGCTGACCAATGCCCTGCAAGAACAACGTAATCTCCTGCGGATTTCCGCCCTGCTGGATCGAGCCAGCCGCCTCGTTCGCCGCCGCAAGATGCGTGTTGATGTGGATGATGTGACTCTGCGTATCCGTCACGACAACCATGTTGCCCTGACGCAGCGAGCCATGCTCAAGCACCGCAAGAGCAGCCTGATCCTGAGCCTTCGCAGACTGGATCTGGCTCGGCAGATAGCGGTCAACCATCTGCTGGCCAACCTGAGCGGCAATGTAGTCCTGCAAGAGATTGATCTTGCCACCTTCAGGAAGCGAACCAAGCAGGCCAAGAAGTGAGCCAAGAAGCTGCTGCTTCGCGAACTGAGAACCTTGGCCAACCGTTCGAGTCGCCTCCACGAAGTCGATGTCCATCATCGCCTGAACAGGAACACCACGCTCCTTGCATCGACGCTGGAACTCGATGGCATCCTTGTCCGACTTCGTGATGGGGTTCAGGTTAGGATTGGACGCGCGGCGGTAACGCTCCTCGAAGAAAGCATCGAGCTGGTTGTAATACCGACTGAGCTGCGTCTTACCGATGGCCGACTGCTGCGCTACAATCGCTTGGATTTCAGTCGCAGTCCTCGGGTTGCCGCTCGGCTTGTTGAGCGATTGGCGATACTGAGAAAGGTTGCCCTGAAGAACATTCTCAAGGTCCGCGTTGACCGCCATAGGAGCGTCAAGAACCCCAGCAATGTTCTGCTGAATGACCTCGTAGTCGGGAGGGAGTATCGCATACGGACCTTGCTGAACCACGCTGGTCTTCGTCAGCGCGTTCGGGTTGAGGGGGCGGAAGAGAATCTGCGTACGAGCAAACGCGCTGTCCACCATCGAGCAGCGAAGCCGGTTCTTCAGCTCCATCGCTTGGAGCATCTTGATGCCCAAGCCCTTGACGCCGTGATGCTCGCCATCGCCACGGTCGTAATACATCGGATGGATGACCTGCTCCCACCGATTGAATCGACGCAGCTTCCGGTACATGAAGTCGCCGCTGTCACGCTCATCGATGATGACATGGCTGATCTGACCATCGAACTCCTTGTAGAAGACATGGCACATCAGCACGACCTCGGAACGCGCGCTGAACGTGATGTCGTTCGAACGAAGCTGACGCTGGAAGAACTCCCAATCGTACTGGACGCCGGAACGATACGGCTCAGGCATCGCCGCCCGAATACGCTCGCGCACATAGTCCACGTTCCATCCAGCCGCCTTTGCCGCCTCCTCGTCCTGAATCTTCTCGAAAAGGTCGTCCACACCCATCCGGGTTCGAACGCAGGCCACCTTCCAATCGCTCACATTGGACTTGGTGCCGTCAGGAACCAGAAGGTCCGTCGCCATGATGGCTTTGCACCGCCAATTGGTGCTGTCCTCAAAGATCAAAGGGCCGTGGCCAATGAGAACCATCTCACGCTGCGAAAGCTGCATGAGATAGTCGAAGTCCTTGTCCAACTTCTGGAGACGGTCGAACTCCTCGGTGATGATCTTCGACCACTCCTCCCGCTTATCCATGTCGTTGCCGTAAGCAGTACGGATGTTCGCGTAGGTAGGAACCTCAGCGAAAACATCGTAGAAGGCCGACATGGCCAACGTCAGAAAGGCTTCCGACTCGCGGAAATTGACGTTGGTTCGGAACGCCTGATTGTTCCGGCGAAGATCCGCAGGGTTGTACGGAGGATTGCCATCGACCAAACCGCGCAGCTTCGCGCGGGTGTTGTTCCGCAGCTCGTCTGCCGAAATCAACTTCTGGAAGATTTCACGGGCCGATGCCGCATCCGCAATGCGCGTCTCGGGGGCCGTCCCGTTCTCGTTGATCGTCTGGAGCGGCAGTTGGGCTATGTTTCCGTACATGGTCGTTTTTTCCAGCAGTGAGCCGGTAGGTTTTCGTTCTCTGTAGCGTCTGTGAAGCGGTGAAGTGTTTCAATGGGAAACCACACCATGCTACGAATGAAACACCCGCAAAATTCGCAGCTTTGGACCTTGTCGTCGTATGGGGTCGAGCCGTGCTGAGAGAAAGTTTTGACCGCCTCCTTCAAGACTCTCGCATTGCAACCCGTACATCCAAGCGGTTGGCGATTGAACCTGCATGTTGAACATATTGCTGCACGTTTAGTCGCCTCTTCCTGACTTACCTTTCCGCCACCAACGGTAAGGCCATGCAACAAACTCATGCTGAACCGGATGACATCGCCAATCTGTAGCGACTTCCGGCCAGCAGGCTTCGGAATCTCAATCTCGTTGAACGAGCAATCCGCACCATTTCGGCACAGGAACTCGACAATCATGTCGTCGATGTTAGCCGGTAATTGCAAAGAGTTTGCAGCGTAATGGTTTTTCACAAACTCCCGTAGCTGAGGCAATGAGCCTGCCGGGATGTCGATGCCGGTTTCCGGCACTCGATAATGCCAGCCACCGGGGATGACCATGTGTTCGTTGAGAATCTTGTATCCGCTGCTCATGCGTTTTCGTGGTAGATGCTGTCGGCGTCGCGAACCATCTTTTCCCAGAGCTTATCAGCTTTGGTTGCTCGCGGCTCCAAGACAGCGGTTTTTCGCACCAGATCAAGCAAGACTACAGCAGCGTCGGCCAAATCAGGCGATTTTCCGGTTCTCTGCTTCATCACGGTCTTTGATTCGACCGAAATCTTCCGCTTCCCATCATCGAACATGCGCGCGCAGAACTCTTGCAGCGTCTGCATGTCCAAGCCTCCGACACGCTCCTCAACGACCCATTTACGCATCGAGAACCAAAGTTCCGTCACCTTGCGGTCGTATGCCTCATTGCATGGCCGACTATCCTCGTCGCTGACAGGCATGGCGGACGGAGAGCCGCCAAACTCAACGCGATGAACAATTCCCCATTCGCGAGTCAGAATGTCGGCCAATCCGCCGCCTTCACCGCTTGAATCAAGAGCGAATCTGTCCGGCCTGATGCCGCGAGCGTTGCACTCCTCTTTGACTCGATTGGCAATCTGGTAATGAACCGGCTCTGTAAGCTGCGCGTTGGGTGAAATGTGGATGATGTCGCCAAACAAGATGCTCATCTTGTCGTTGGCTGTACCAACTTTTGCGAATCGAAGGATACACCTGTCGCCACCGAAACCCGGATCAAGAGCAGCCACCTGCTCGACATTCGCAGTAAACACCAATTTTTTTGTAGGTGTATGCGTGTCAATCAGCGACTCGGACAAGACCGTCTTGACCATGCCGTCTGGTGCCCAGAATCCGCGCGTGTACTTCCAGAATGTCGGACTCTGCTCGCCCTCATGGCGCATGGCCGACAGAACCTGATCGTGCGTAATCAGGTACGGATACTTCGTTCGCCCCTCGCTGATGTTGGGCGACTTCATTCCGTCAAACCGTCGGCAGATGCCACGTTCTGTCAGCCAATGCTGATCCTCGATGGTGACGCTTCTCCATCCTTTTGCCGGAGTACAGAACCGGCCATGAGGATCGAACTTCGAAGCCGGGTTTCCGATGACCAACATCTTGAACTCGCGGCAACCTTTGCTGAGGTTCGTGCAGGCTTCGAATGCTGCTTCCGGCGTATCCGTCGCCTCGTCAATGATGACCATGACACGCTCGGCGTGAATACCTTGGATGTTGGCCACCGCCTTTGAGGTGTTGCCCTCTGCAACCGCAATGGCAGAAATCGAATGCCGGTCGTCTCCTTTGACAGCTTGGAGAGCCATCTTCGAATCGACCATGTTGCCCGGAAACCCGCGAGTCTTGCGAACCAAGTCCTGAAGATTGGCCCACATACGTTTGCGGATCATCTTCGCGGTCGTCGATGTCAGAACGACTGTTGACTTGAGAGGGTTGGCCAACCACCAGACAGTCGCGAATAAAGTTGCCCCGTAGGTCTTGCCGCTGGCACCGCATCCGGCCCATCCAACGTAATCGTAATCGCAGAGGCTTTCGACCTGAGCTTCCAGCCACGGGTTCCAGCTCATCTTCGGCCAGATCATCTTCGTGGCGTTACGGAAATGATCGAACGTGCCTAATCCACCCTCATTGGGTTGCAGGCGATTGCGAAAAGCGTACAGCTCAAGCTCTAGGTCTGGAATTTTGACCGGAGAACGGATGCCGTACTTGTGTTCAATCAATGGATGCTCAGACGCTTGTTCCGCCATAGTTTGGCCTTGCAATAGTTCTCGCTGGACTTGAGCTTCTGGGAAAGGAAAAATATGCCGTCGCAACTTGCTTCTTCATCCGGCTGTTGCCAGCCTTGCGACTCCGAGCCGATTGTCGTGAATATCCCCGGCCCTCAAGGCGAGCCGGGAACCAATGGCACCAACGGAGTTGATGGAATCGATTCCTTCACCTACACGACAGCTCCGTTCTTCGTCCCCGCGCTTGGCTCGTTTGTCCTCGTTTTCGTGGACAACACCGACTTTTTGCCAGAGTCGGTTGCCGGTCAGTTCTTCGTTTCGATTCAGGGGCTTGGTTACATGCAGGTGCTGTCTGTTGACGGCCTGCAACTAACGCTTCAAAACCCCGCTGCCGGTGTTCTTGGCATCGCAAACGCGATTCCGACAACGCTTATCCCGACCGGCTCTCTCATTACACTTGCCGGTGCTATCGGGCCTACTGGTGCCGCTGGTGCCGCTGGTGGTGCACCTACGGGTGCTTCTTACATCTGCCGCACGGGCGACGGTACGCTGACCAACGAGACGGCTCTCGACCTTCTTGCCGCCGGTTACATGAAGACCGCCGGTTCGGGCGGTTCCGGTGTTGTTTCAACTGTTGCCACGGTTCCTGTGGCCGACATCAGCGGAACGCTTCCGATTGCCAAAGGCGGAACCGGAGTCTCCACAACCCCCACCAACGGCCAGCTACTTATCGGCAATGGCAGCGGTTTTACGCTGGCTACCCTGACTCAGGGTTCCGGTATTACGATTACTCCGGGTGCTGGAAGCATCAGCATTGCTTCAACCTCCCCGACTCCGTTCAATTATGTTACGTTTACACGCCGTGTAAGCGGGACGATTGGTGCTGGCGTCCCTCTAATCGCCTCTGGAGACATTAAAAATCCGTTTAGCAGCGGAGATTTCGGTTCAGGTTCGTGGTCAACGCTTGATCCTTCTTCCGCGTTCACCGCTGCTACCGGCAAATTCGCGACTCCATACACGGGGTACTACCGCATCGATTTGAACCTGATTTTGTTGGGTCAAGGTGGAACCGCTCAAGTGATTGTTTCTATCAGTAAAAATGGATCAAATGTTCTTACAAGCAGGACATTCAATGTCACTAATGCGGCGCAAAGCCTTAACCCTGTGTGCATGAACTACATCGATTATTCGTCTGTAGTTGGAGACACATACGACGTTGTTATCACATCTACCAGCAACGGTCTTTACGTTGACAACGGTTCGTCGATTTCTGTCCACCGCATTCAGGCTTAATCAATGAGCGAACGCGCACCACGAAGGTACACGGACGGATCTGTCTCCTTTGAGGGTGGCATTGACGCTGGCGTCATGCCGTCGGAGGTGGACAAGAATCAGGTTTCTTTCGCGGTCAACGCCAACTTTCGTGAGGGATTTATCGCCCCTCGCCCCGGCTTCGTTCAGAAGGATTACAGCCTTTGTGTCAGCATCACCGCCGATAACGCGGAGATTACCTCGGACCAAACAAACGTCACGGCGGACGGCTGGTCGGAGGATTGCTACGGTCCGCAATCGCTGACCGGCACATTCCAATGCGCGCTGCCCTACATTGCGGATGACGGGCGCACGTTCATCCTGATGCTTATCAGTGGTAAAGTGTGGCTTTACAACTGCGCGGAAAACCAAGCTCAGAACCTCAGCGTTTCTCCCGACCTTGAGAATCCGTCCAATCTGCTCGACGGATGGATGGTTCAGGCCGAGAACTTTGTCGTCATCCAAGACGGTTTCAGCAAGCCGCTCATCTTTAACGGCACAAATCTGCGCCGTGCTGCGGATGATGAAATTAAGTGCGGCAAGGTGATGGCGTACGTCAATGGGCGTATCTGGTACGCGCTTCCCAATGGATTCTCTTTCAGGGCCACAGACATCGTTTACGGCGACGGTACGCGAGCCAGCGTTCTCAAAGAAACCGAGAACACCTTCCTCAATGAGGGTGGAGACTTCGCGGTTCCTTCGGATTCAGGAGGCATCACGGCGATGGCCGTCCCCGGAAACCCGGATACGTCGCTGGGGCAAGGACCGCTTCTTGTATTCACTCCGCGATACGTCTTCAGTGTCCAAGCTCCCGTTGACCGAGATGTCTGGAAAAACCTGAACTATCCGATTCAGGCCATCAGCTTGCTGACCAGCGGCGCACTCGGCGCAAGGTCGGCCATCACGGTCAACGGTGATGTGTTCTACCGCGCTATCGACGGTATTCGCTCGTTCATCATTGCCCGTCGGTCGTTCAATGATTGGGGCAACACTCCGATCAGCGGCGAGATGACGCCTGTCGTTGAGAACGATCAGACCAATCTTCTGTGGGCCAGCTCTGCGGTTGTCTTCGACAATCGGGTGCTGATGACCTCTCAGCCTCGATTCGATTCCGAAGGCGTCATTCACAAAGCCATCTCGGTTCTGGACATGGAGCTTGTCACCTCCATGCGGAAGAAGGCTCCTCCCGCTTGGTCTGGCATCTGGACCGGCCTCAACATCTTGCAGCTCGTCAAGACCGAGAACGCTTACGGTGACGCCTGCTTTGCCATTGCTCGCGGATCGGATGACTCGATTCAGATTTGGGAAATCACCAAGTCGGATCGGTTCGATTACAACCTGACTGAAGGCAAGCGTGAGATTCAATGGCTTGTCCAGACTCGGGCGTACAATTTCGAGGTTCCGTTCGGACTCAAGCGTTTGGATTCTGGTGACTTGTTCATCGACCAGCTTGAGGGCGATGTTTCGTTCTTCGTGCAGTATCGGCCAGACCAGTATCCGAGCTGGTTCGAGTGGCACGACTTTGCCGAGTGCGCCACGGTGACGAATTGTTTTGATCTTTGCCCGATCAGCAATTTCAAGCCGCAGTATCGTCCGAAGATGCGGTTCCCGACTCCTGCGGACATTCCGTGCAACGAGACAATCAGCACACCGGCTCGAAATCTTTACGAGGTGCAGGTCATGCTGACAATTACCGGATTCTGCCGAATCAAGAGTTTGCGTGTTCATGCTTACGACATTCAGGAGCCTTCGGTTGGAGAGTGCAGGAGTTCGTTCCCTGCATGCACCCCGCTCGATGTCTGTGATGTGAATCCGCTGACGTACACCTCGGAAACACCCAACGTCCTCTAACATGCCGAACCTTACGCTCATCAATCTCACGCCGCCGAACCTTCCGATTGGTTACTGCCCAACGAACTATCAGCAGTTGGCCAACGACATCGTCAGCGGTACGCAGGCGACGTTCAACAGCTCCATCGGGAACTCGTTCTTCAACTTTGGCCCAACGACTCCTGCGCTGAACAATCAGGTTTATCCGTGGCTGGACGAGAACGGCGAGTGGTGGGTGTTCAACGGTGGCTACTGGAGCCGCAAGAATCCCGTTGTCGCCAACGGTTCTGATCGTCGCATCTTCGTTGGAACAACCAACGATCTGCTTTCATACGATGGTGGAGACGGAACTCCTTACAGCGGAAACATTTATGCCGGTGCGATGTGGGAGGTTGACACCAACTTCGACGCCAAGTTCCCGGTCGGTGTTGGTACCTTTGCAGCGAGCGGTACTGTAAACGTCACGGGAAGCTCGACATCCACATCCGTTTCCGGTGAGGACAAGCACAAGCTCACCATTTCGGAAACCCCGTTCAACGAGCATACGCACGGTGTCGCCCAGAGGGTTCTTCCGAACAACGACGACTACTACATGGTGGCCAAGAACTGGAGCAATCTTGGCTCCTATTCTTCGCTGACTATTCAGGGTGCTGCCGGTACGGGTGGCGGTGGTGCTGGCCCGACCATCTCCAACGGCGATTTGTCCACGACGAACGCTGAGAATAGCGGAAACGACAGCTCCTCCACGCTGTCGCACAACAATCTTCCTCCGTTCTACGGTGTTTACTTCATCAAGCGGACGGCCCGAATCTACTACACGAAATGAAGCTGATCGTTCAGGACATCCGTTCGACAATCGCTCGGGTCATCGGCGTATGCGTCGATGATGCGCGCGTTTACGATTACATCAATCAGGCGTGTCGAAGGCTTCTGCACAAGGGCCTTTGGGCCGGTGCTTATGGACGCTTCACCATCCACACGACCGGCGGATGCATCACTTGGCCACGACAGATCGAAACCATCGAGGCCATCGCTGATTGCTGCGGCGTCGGTGTCGTCCGCAATCAATGGTTCGAATTCCAAGAAACCGGCTATGGACTTCTCAATGGCAATCAAGTCTGCATTGGCAAGCAGCTTATTGATCGTGGCACTGTGGTTTCTTACCGCGATTTGTCTGGTGGCACTAACAGCTACATTCGAGTTTATGCTGGCGACGCTTCGGACGTTGGCAAAACCATCACGCTCCAAGGAGTCGATCAGAACGGTCAATGGATCAGAACTCAATCCGGTGGAGCGTGGATCGACGGAGAAAAGCTGACGCTCGCTTTGCCGTACGTTCAGTCCACGAAGAAGTTCACGCAGCTTACGGGTGTCATCCGCGAGGCGACGAATACGGTGAGCCGCTTGTACGAGTACGACGCGACTGCTCTGACCGAGACTGACATCGCCGTTTACGACCCTGATGAGACTCTGCCGCAGTATCGTCGCAGCTACTTGGCCGACCGATGCAGCGCGGATGAGGATAAGCCGGTGACGGTCATGGCGAAGATGCGCCACATCAATGCGACGAGCGTCAACGATTACATCATTCCTCCGTGTCCTGATGCCATCAAGCTAATGGTCATGGCCATTCGCAAGGAGGAGAACGATCTGATTCAGGAAGCTGTGGCCTACGAAGCCAAAGCCATTCAAGCTGTGCAGGAGCAGACGATGCAATACATGGGCGATGCGGTGCATACGATCCGCATGGTGGGCGTCGGATTGAATGGCGGGGGATTCTACCAGTGGTACTGAACCTCAACATCGATTTCGCGTTTGGCGAAGTTACTCCAAAGAAACTGGAGCTTCTTCAGGCTGTCTTTGACGCGCATGACATGGCGGCGCGTAGCAATCAAAACGCGAGTTCCGCTGCCGCCATGAATGCATTCTTTGGAAGCGGAAATCTGACCAATGGAATTGCATCCTCCATTCTTACTCTTGGCGACGCTCATGGTCCTATTGGACCTGCTCGATTTGTTTACGAACGGTTTGACGAACGGGCGTTGAAGTCGGCCATTGAAGCCGGAATGAAGATTCCCGGCTTTGGAAACTCTTTCTTCAAAGATCGGATTGATCCTGCGTGGAGTCGGGTGCGCGAGATTATCGAGACTGACTTTCCGAATGCCAATGAACGCATCAAGCAGCTTCACGCTTGGATGAAGGAAGCTGGCAAAGATGTTTACCCAAATGCGGCTATTTACACGGCGGTAATTTGCAGCGAGCTGGTGATGAGTCCGGGTTCAGAGTCGGCCATCTTCATCTTGGCGAGGACTTCAGCTTGGACATCGATGTGCATAAAAAATGAAAGGTAAACTCTTCCAAATCTGCGGACTGCCACGATTCGGATCGGCATTCATGTCGGTCCTTTTCTCGTTGGAGGCAGACTGCATTGGCCTACATGAGCAAGGGGCGACTGATCCTAACTGGAAACAGTCAATCGAAGAGTACCGGATGCGATACAAGTACGTCGCTGATTGCTCGACGTACGGCTACCTTCCAAAAGCTGTGGTTGATGATTCGGTCAAGGTGTACGTCAAGAAAGACCCCGATTCATCCGCCAAGGAATGCGCTGAAAGATTTGGCTACGAGGTTCACCTGCCATCCGTTCAAGCATTGCGGAAATACGCTGACGAATGGGCGGCTGCTCGCGGTGTAATGACCATCGAGGAGAACGAGCTTTTTCGGTTGGATACTTTGCGTCGGGTGTGGGTTCATTGCTTCCAGAACGAACGAGCTTTTCCAGAGGAAAAGGCGGCTCGGCTGGTTACCATGAACATCCAACGTCACGAACCTGAAAAGGTGTTCTCGATTGAGAACGGCAATCGTCTTGCGAAGGAGGTTTTTTGATTTATGGGAGCTATTCTAGGAGGTGCGGCAATCATCGGTGGAACCAGCTTGCTTGGCGGTTTGTTAAGCAAGGGAAGCAAACCGAAGATTCCAGAGCTTAAGCCAATCGACTTTGCCGCAGAGCAGAGGCAGGCGATTCAGCAAAACATCGCCGCGCTTGAGCCTGCCACCGAGTTGGCCAGAAAGACGACCGAAGCCGAGCAGACTCAGCTTGAAGCACAGCTTCGTCGCGCTATTCCCGGTTACGACCAGCTTGTGGCTCAGGCTGGTAAAAACATCGGTGCGGCTTTGCGCGGCGAGATTAGCCCGGAGGTTTCCGCTCAGGTTCAGCGTTCGACTGCTGGACGCGCGCTTGCCGGTGGATTCGGTGGCGGCTCCGGTTTCGGTCGTGCATTGACCGCTCGCGACTTGGGACTGACTGGAGTGCAGCTTCAGAATCAGGGTCTTGCTCAGGCTCAGAATTTCATCCAGCAGCAGCGAGCATTCGGAATGGTTCAGCCGTTCTCGGTGAGCAGCATGTTCATCACGCCAGCGCAACGAGTTGGAGCGATGCAGCAGCAGCAGCAGGCAATGTACAATCGCAACCTGCAAGCCGCTCAGGTGGCTGCGATGCCTGATCCTACGCTTGCTGCTATCGGTGGCGCGTTGTCGTCTGCTGGCGGATTTGCCGGTGGCGCGTACACGCAGCGCGCTTTGATGCAGCAGATGCCTTCTAATTTGTACGCAACTACTCCCGGTGGTGCGCCAAGCGTAAGCAGCACGACAATCGATTACAGCACCGGGGAAACAGCCTTTCCGAATCCGATGTCGCCTGCCACCACTTACGCAGTTCCTCCGTCCACCTTCTACCCCGGAAGAATAGGTTAATCTTATGGCCGACCAATCTCTTCAAGCATTTCAGCTAGGTGCGTCGCTCTTCGACCGCGCGCAGACGCAGGCTCGCATGATGGAGCAGCTTCAGATGCAAGCTGCCGATCAGGTCATGCGTCAGCGGCAGTTCGATCTTCAGAACAAGATCCAGTCGAACGCCTATGCTCAGGCTTTGGCGGAGCAGGAGGCTCAAGCCGCTGAGTACGATATTTTTCAGAAGTTCAACGAGGACGTTGGAACCTATTTCAACGATCCTGAGTTAAAGTCTCCAATGCCTGCGCTTCCTCGTTTCAAGTCAAAGGTGTTCAACCAGCAAGCGATTCAGGCGTACCAAGGTCTTCAGCAGTATTCTCCGCGAGCGAAAATCATTAAGGCTCGCGAACAGTTTGAAAAACTTAGGGCAGATAGCATCGAAGAGATGCAGAAACAGGGAATCGATGTTTTTGACCCTCAGACCGGACAAATTAACGAAGAGGTTTATCGGGCAAATCTTCCCGTCATCAGGGAGCAGATGAAGGAGAAAGAGATTATCGGAAAACTTCCTCAGGAAGTTTTTACGCAAGTCTCTTTGCTAGATAAAACGATTCCCATTCAAGAAAGAATCAGAAAAGCTCAAGACATCGTTGACCAGCGAAAGATCGAGCAGCTTTCTCCGTCTGAACGCGCTAAAATGCGTTTGTCTGAAAGAGCGGTCAGCGAATATGAATCATTGTTTGGAAAGCCAGACCAAACGACCAAAGACGTTATTGAGTCGAACGCTCTGAGCAACAAGTGGAATTGGCCTGATGGAACCGCTGAAAAGAGAATCAATGGAGACGAAACCATTGCTGCGGTTTCCAATGATCTTGTTAAAAATCTGGAAGATTTCGAAAAAAACTACGGACCTAAAACCATACAGAAATACGTTGGAATTATTGACGGAAGAGTTTCTGACATAGAAAAAAGGCTATTAGGAGCAAAGACTGACGAAGAGAAAGATGCGTATGCACTTCTTCAGCGGTTTCAACAGCAGTTCAATAAAACCGCTTTTGAGACTTCTGGAAAAGCTGTCACTCAGCCTGAAATGCAGAGACTTGTTGCTGCTCTTGGAAACATTAAGAGCAACAACTTTGCAAACGATGTCAGGAATTTTGCAAAAATGTCTGCGGAAGATTTGTACAGAACGGTAAAATCTTTCAAAGACCAGTATCGAATCAGGCCAGAACAGGTTAGGTTGGCCAATGAGCTTGTTGAGCGTTTCAAACTGCCTCTTAAGCCGTTTGGTTCGCAGCAGCCTCAGGCGGCTCAGACTGGAACC